AGCACCTCAATCGTGTTACTGCTGCTCTCAAATTGTCTGTCCATTACGAGCATGGCAAATTGATAACTGATTAGCCGTGCCTCAGTGTTAAAGTTAAACCCATTAGGCACTAACCACACTAAAGGGTAATACTTGACCTCTTCAACGGCAAAATCAAATTCTGCCCCTACCGCAAATCTTCCGACCATCTTGTGGCTTTCCGCTTGCGTTTTTATCCTGCTGATTATTTGGTTTAGTGTCATACAATTTTAGTAGTTTGGCTTCGTTTTTTAACCGCCATTTATTCTTCGGGGAAGTCATAGTTGTAAAAACAATCATCATTTGTACCCGGCAAATAAAATCCACCTAACACAGCTGTATTTTTTGGTCGGATTACGTCAAAGCCGGTACCTGGGTTTAAGAACTTAGGGTACGAATTTGGGTTTTCTTTAAGGTAGTCTCTTACACGCTCTGCATAATACTCCGCTTTATCACGATACCTTTGCTCAATCAAAGTCAACTCTGACGTAGAGATAGGCGTAGCGTTCTCACTATTGCGTGATGCTACGCTTTTATTCATGAATTTAAACGTCATAGGCAGCATACTTTCAACTAAGGTATAGTATTTCAAGCATGGCGCAATATAACTGTCTAAAAGGGTTGTATTGAGCTGCGTTAAAGTACCATTAAATGCCTGTGTTTGGAGTTCGTCGTAGATGCCTGAGCCAATGATGTCTCTGATATAAATTTCTTGAGACTCCTTTATTGCGCTTTTTAACAATTTATCGTCAATATTTTCGTTTAAAGGGGTGTTATCCTTTAAATAACTGACGCTCACAAAGTATACGAAATTGGTCATAAGTTTCTTCTAAATAATTGTGGTTGCCAAATGTGTCTGCAATAAGGCACGTGAGCTGCAGGTGAACTGCCGGCGATAGTCATCCAACCCCCTCTGCGCTTCCAAGCATCAAAGCCAATAACCGTGCTAATTTGGTCAATGTCTTCTCTTGTGTACACTCGGTTTAAAGCGACAAGTCTTTTGCAAAAGTCACGGCTTGTAGGTATGATTCTGCCACCGCTGATACCAGGTGCTTTTTGATAAGTGTAACGTGTTACAATTTCGGTGCTGACGTTGGAATCGTCAAGGCGTTTGATACCTTGCGGTAAAACCTCTATAACGCCATCTGACACACTTATAAGGCGTTCCTCTATCATCATGTCCACTTCGGCTTGAATCTCCTCTACGGGCTTGTTAATGTTGTTTGCAAGCACATCTAATGTGATGCCTTTATTTGAGTACAACCATTGCAATATGGCAGCTTGTAATCCTGCACCGAATTGCATCGGTACGGCAGTGAACTTTGAGGCATCTTCTCCAAATTGAGCGAAGACCGCTAAATCTTTATCGTCATCCCAACCAAAAGGAGAGGTAGAGCAACTACATTTGTTAGATGACATCTGCATTGCAACCGGTGATTCTAAATTATCTCCGCCTGCTATAGGTGGTAAGTTTGCAAGTTGACGTTTTTCGTTGACTGTCATGTTAGACAATACATTGTTTGCAACTAACGGCGATAAAGCGTTTATTGAATCGTTTAAACTTGACCTTTGAATATTGCTGATAAGCGGTAAGCCTAACTCTTTGCGTGCTTCTTCGTTTGTAATTATTTGCGCACCAAATAATGCTTGATAATCCAATCCGATAGGCGGCTTGTTTTTGGTTACTAATTTTACAGGTGTTATGTATTTAAACAAAGACGTGAACGCTCTGTCCATTTGCTGCTGACGTGGCTCAATGTATGACGTTTGAAATGCCTCGTATGCTTCTATGAGTTCGCTTCTGCCACCTAACTGCCCCTCTGTTTTGATACCAAATAACATCGGTGAGGTAACACGGTGACTCATCAATATCTCTTGCTGTACCTGCTCGTTTAATTGCATGAACATCTTATCGAAATCCGTAGGCGCAAGGTTGTTAATTACAGAAGGCGTTTCATTAGGCTCGTTAAATTGAATTATCAAAGAACCTGCATTGTCTGTGCCGCTAAAATTGTCCTTGAAACGCTTCACTGTGTTGCGCATCTCTTCCGGTGTTGGGATGCCTTTAAACAGCTGTATTAAGGTTTGTGCTGAGAATCCGCTCTTAATAGAATTAAGGTGGAAATTAGCGATTTCGGTGTCTATCTCAATGTACTTTAGTGCGCTTTGATATGGTGCTGTCGGGTACTCTCCGCAACCTGCACGATACATCTTAAAATAGTACACTTGCTTGCTTTCTCTCGTAGCAGGATTCCATGCAAAATACTTAGTCATCTCTGCCCGACGATCTGCCCAATCTTCGCTGTACATAAAGTTTCCGTCAAGGGAAACACGAAGGTTTTGAAAAGGCAAGTGATACATCTCTGCGATGGCTGTCTTTGCTTTGTTCCAAATTATCTCAAGGGCAAATCCGTCAAACAATTCAAGGTCTTGCGCTACTTTGTTTTTAAGTGTTTCAAAGTCCTCAAAGGCATTGATGTTTGCAAGGTAGTCGTTTGCTCTTGCTATCTCTTCGGTGTTGTTTCCGATTATCTCGGTTTTGTCACCAGCAATGTATGCCGCTTTTTGGGTCACGATAGCACCGTGCTTTGGTGAGCTGTTGTAGAGGTTTATAAGCATTTGCGGATAGGCATTGTCCTCTCCGTAAGTCAAAAAACCTTTAGCTTTATTCTCTTTGAATATCGGTATCTTGCTTTCGGCAAAATTTATCCGTATGAAGTTATTTTCCATCTTTTGATATTAGTAATACTAACGCACCGCTGACAAATGCGGTTAACTCTGCCATGCTTGCCTTCTCCAAATAAACCAAAGTTAAACCTGCAATAAGCACCGCAACGCCTAAAGCAGTAGTTTTCCAATTCGCAAATATCCGCTCTTTAATTTCGCTCATTTTGTAGTTTTTTAATGTAGTAACGAAGACCAACCAACCCCGTAATAATTGCAATCAAACCGCCTATCATACTAATGATTGGATTCCAAAGCGTTGAGATAGCCGATAGCCAACTAACAAAAGAGGTCGTGGCTAAAGCGTTAGCGGTGGTATCAGTTAGTTTCATATGGGGAAGGTAGGTGGTTTAGGGATATATTCGCCTTGTGGTAATGTCAAAACCCAAGCGTATTGGCTTGCTTGTACTTGTGGTATTTGTTGGTCGCTGACAAAGTTGAATGATATGCCGTCAATGTCTTGTACGCAGTTAAAGCGCTCAAAAGGTGCAAATTCTTGACCTTGAATTTCTTCGTATTGTTCTTGGGTTAAAATGTATCCTATCATACTTGGCGGCTTAAAGTTGTTTGAAATGCTTGAACTGCATCGTAAAATAATAAAGATTGGTCATCGGTTAATCCGTTTCCCATTGAAAAAAACCTTACCTCCCGACTATTATATAATTGTACAAGATTTATAACCCCGCCGCTAGTTTGTGCCCTTGCAGACATTATCATAGGGGCAGATCCTATAGTATTAGTTCTTGTTGCTGATGTTCTCGTTTGATATAAATTTCCATTTATAAACATTTTTTTAGTAGTAGAAGTTAATCTATTAATATTATAAAAACCAGCAGTACTACTTCCTGTAAACGGGTTATCCGTAGTTTGTTCATTTATTGTTGCATACATATCCCCAAAATAATTTGCAATTAATTCAATACCATGTTGACTACCATCCATTATACCATACTCAGACGATAAAGAATTCGCAATTATTTGTTTTTTATATATAGAAACAGAAACATTATTACTTGGCAAATCAATACCAATTGGAAAATTTGTATCAAAATATCCATTAGTACCGTTACCAGCTACGCCAGTATTTGCAAATGTCCAACCTCCATTAAATACACCTACAAAACTTGAACTTTTTAAGTTCTGCGCACAAGCTGCTGAACTTGCTCCTACCATCGGATAAATGGCTTTCATTTTAGTCCAAATGCCGTCATCTTTCATTTGTACAACCAAAGTGTTTACTGCAGTTTTTTCAGTTGCCGATAGTGTGCCACCTGCGTTTCCGACTCTAATAAAAAATGCTTCCGCATCTGCATCAAAATCACTTACCTCCTGACTGCCTATGATTCCTAATTGAGTAGGCAATTGTCCAGCATACAATTTATCGCCAAACAATTTGTCGTTAAAACCTCTAAATATTCCAAAGTCAGGCATTAGTAGTCTCCTTTTATTGCAAATATATTAACCCCTGCGGCTTGTGCAACGGTTGTCCCTACTAACACTTTTTGACCGCTTTTTAGTTGCAAGTCACTATATGCAGATACTTTACGCTCTGATGTTATTAAAGTAGTCGGGGTTATAGGTGCAAGTGCTAACTCATCGTACAACTTAGGATTAGCACCAGCGGTATCTGTTATGAAAATCAGCACCAAACAAGCCGTATTTGTTCCTGCAACCTTTGCGCCTATTTGTGTGATTTTAGTCCCGTTAGTACCTGCGGTTAGTAACTCCACAAGGTTAGTAGTAGTCGCTCCCGTTCTATCGGTAGTTGCAGTCGTAACCGTTACTATTTTCGTTTCGGGAACAAGTGCGAATATAGGTGATGTGTTTGCCATTTAGTAGTTATAAAATAGGTATAAGTCTCCACCCGTTGAAGGTGAAATAGGTAAATTTGTAAGGTTGCTTCCGTCTATTGCAGGTAGTTTTGCACTTGCGTCTAATTTAACCAATTGATTAGCCCCGTTAAAGGTATTTCCTTGCAGCGTAACCAACGATGTAAGCCTTGCGTCTGCCAATGTACCACTTGAGATATTTGAAGCGTTTGTCGTGTCTACGTTAGCCACATTGGATAATCCTACTTGCGTTTTAGTTACTGCGTGTGGATTATTTAAATCTGCAACGTGGCTTGTTAACGTCGTGAGGTTAGCGGTAATTTGAGCCTGTAACTTTCCGAATGCAATTAAGACCGAATCAGTCGCAGAAATAACGGCATTTGTAACCAAAGATAAACCCGTCAAAAGTACGGCTCTAACTCTTGCAGCGGTAAAGTATTCGTTTGTGCCTTCGCTTATGTCAGTAGTCGTAAGTACAACCGCTCCTGTTTTAGTGTTTACGCTTTGTACATTGCCTTGAGAGGCTATTGTAATCGTTTGTAAGGCATCATCAAAAGTGATTGAGGTATTGCTACCTGCGATTAAAGATGCTTTTACTTTGGTGTATACTCGTGTGTTTGTGAAATAGAGGTTAGTACCTTCCGCTAAATTAGTCGTGGTGTTCGCCTCAAGTACCCTTTGACCAATATTTGCAAGGTTGGTACGCTTGGTGATATTTTCGGAAAAGTCAACGATAGGTATACTGTCTTGATTTACATCAATAGTTCCGATCGGTTCAAGTTGTGAGATTTTCTGATTAGCCATAGAAATTAACTAAACGCCCTCCTTGTTCAAGCGTTAAAAAGTTGCCATTTTCAGTCAGTAGAAAAAACGCCCGTAAGGCATCTACCTCGTAAAGCTCTTTTGTCAAGTCTACAAAATGCACAAAGCCGGTATCACGATTTGCAACGTGCAATTCTTTGTCAAGATGAACGTCGTGTTCCTTGCCAATCGGTCTTTCTGTGGTATAAATCTTGTTACTCAACTATGTAGAATAATTCCTCGTTGCGGAGTGGTATAACTTTGAAAATGCCGGTCTCAACTTCTTCGTCTGCGTTGTTAGGATTTAAGTTGTTAGGGCTGATTTGAGCGTATATAGTGTAGAGATGCTCTCCTACATCCAGTGTAGTTGCATCGGTGTCACCTTCGGTAAAATTAAACTTATTATAACGGTCTTTAAAGGCAGATATATCGGTTAATATGAAATTCTTGATATTGTCGGTCTGACGTGACTGCAAAGAAAACAAATAAGTAGGACTGCTGATGGTGGTTTTCTCCTTCAGCGTTAGGTACAAATCTTTGCTATCTTGCTTGGTAATCGTGAGCATCTATCTATAAGTAAGAAAATGTAAGAATTGGCAAAAGAAAAGGGTGACCGAAGCCACCCCTTTTAACTAAACATATGAAAACACTACTATAATCCTAATGCAGTTATTACATTTCCTGCTAATTTGTAAGGCTCGTTTGACTCAATTGCAGACAACGTAAAGTTGTAGCCGTTAAGGTCACCCATAGCAGTACCTGTTTCGCTCGTCATTGCAGTTATATCGCATCCGTATTCGTTTCCTACTAAATAGTAGTTCCCGTTATTGTCTAACACTATGCAAAATACTCTGCTTTGTGCAAGCAAGCGCAATTCGTTGCGTTTTGCTGTTGACAACTTACGAAGACGGGCAACAACATCGGTCTGATTAAATACCGTGCCGTTTTCCTGCGATACGTTTGTGGTTGTAGTCATGCTACCAACGCCCTTAGGCAATGCGTAATCATAGACGTTACCACTTACGACGGTGGTGGCTGTTACCTCACCACTTGCAACTGTAAAGCCCGTAGCAGCCCAAGAAATCAAATGAATTGACTTTATGCCACCTACGCTGTCTTTGCAGTCGAGTGCGAAACCTTGAGTTAAATTAATATTACAACTCATAGGTGCGTTATGCTAATATGAAACGAACTAATTGGTCAGGGAATGCGATTTGAACACCATACTTGAAAGATGCACGGAAGCGAACTTCGTCGTTATCTTCAGAGTACCAAAACTTCAACTCTTCCTCTTCGTTTGCAAGGTCAGTTCCAACAAAGAAGTTAGACAAACGACCTAAGAACATACGATTTGTACCGTTCAATCCACCTACTGCAATCATTTTCACGTTGGTAGCAGGTATCATGATTTCCATACCTTCGCTGTCAGCAGCGTAGTGGAACAAGTTAGAAGCACGTAAAGCGGTAGTGTACTTCTTATAAGTATCAATACCTACGAACAATACTAAATCGTCAGCATCTGCGATGTCAGCAGGTGCAGCGTTGTACATATTGTCGATTAAGTCTTCTACGTTTGCAACAGTGATAGCAGTTGCGCTTGAAGTGTTACCGGCAATTGTTGAAGCAGATACAGCATCAATGATTTTAGTGAAACCATCAAAGCGGTTGGTGTTAGGATTGGTGTTGCTTGTTGCGGTATCACCTTGCCACATAGATACTTCGATTAACTTTGCAATACGGCTTGCTTTCTCTTGACCGATTTGCTCTTCAAAAGGGATAGAGGTTGGTGAACCTGGTACCATTTGAGTCTGCAACCACTTTGCTTCCAAAGTTTTTGGGCAAAGAGTCTCTTCGATTTTAATTTTACCAACGGTGATAACACGTTGAGTAAAGTTAGTAGTTCCGCTTGCATTGTAACCACAGCCGTCAGCTTGGAAAAATACATCAGAAGATAGGATGTTTAAAGCCTCTGCAGACTTTACGCCTACTTGAACTTGTCCTGCAGCTTGCAATACAGCAGCTGTTTTGCTCCCAAAAAGGGAACGTACTACCAACTCAGTTGACAACTCGTTGGTGTAGTTAGTTAAACCTGTTACGTTAAACGCCATGTTATTTGTTTTTTAGATGTTGTGCTATTTTGGCAATGTTTGCGAACTGCTGATCTCTCTTACTCAATCCTGCTGGTACTTTGGTTGGGTTTTCAGATGGCAAATTGGCAACTTTTTCTACAAGGTTAACAGTCATGCTGAAACCCTTTTTCATTTTCTTCATTTCTTCTTTTAGCATTGCAACTTCTTCCAATACAGGGGCGATTGCTTCTGCAATTGCTTCCAATACTTGAACGGTTACAACCTCACTTACGCCTTCAGGTACTTCAACTTCTACTTCTTCAAGTGCAACCTCATCAACTGTAGGTTCTACAATTTCAGTAACGATACCACCAACCGTAGTAATCAATAAACCCGAATCGGTCTCATGTACGGCATCAGGTGCGCTGATTAAACCTTCACCTGTTTGAACGAAGATTTCAGTTCCTACGGCTAACTCTCCATCGTATTCCACGATAGTGCCATCAACGAGCGTAGCAGTTGCCATCTCGATTTCTTTTTTGTCTTCCGTAAATCCGAGTATTGTGCGGATTTCTTTTAGGACTTCTTTGCTGTTCATATTTATATATAATTAAGTTTTTTTTCTTTTGGCTCAGTTTTTACCGTTCCACTTTACAGCGGCTTTTTTAACAGCGTTCATAATTGCATTCAGTTGACGTTCTTCGTCACTCTCTTCAAAATCAAAATATCCCTCTACGCTAAAGCCTTTAAACTCTCCGCTCTTAACCTTATCCCAAATTACTTGGTCGTTTACGATGTAACTCAAGAACCAACTGCCGTCTGCTACTGCTTCGTAACCCGTTGGTGGAAATTTGCCCATCTCACGGTTAACGATGTAGCTCTCAAATAAAGACAGTCCTTTTGTTTCGCCACCATGATGCACGTTTACTTTGTCGTAACGGTCACCGATTGCCCACTTTTTAGCAATTTGGAAAATGGTTTCAGCATCAAAGTATACGTAATATTCGCCACGTGCCTGATCGTACCGGTATATCTTTTTGTCGGCTTCCATAGCCATGCCAAATATGATACGTTTTTCTTCGTTTTGGATAGCGAAATCTACTTTATGTACCTGGGCTGCTTTGCATGGCATCCACTTAGTTCCCATTTTATGAGAACCACTGCAACCTATTTTAACGGCATACGCTTCGGCATCCGCTTGGTTGTCAAATAATGGCAAGCCTTCTATAGTATAGTCGGGTAATTCTAATTCTAACTCGTTTACTTTACGCTCGGTGTAATTTAGCATTTCATCGCCACCCCATAAAAGGTAGGAGATAGTGCCGCACGCTTCTGTATCGTCGGGATTGTAGTAAGTTTTGGCACGGGATAAAAATGAGTATGTACGTTGAATTGTCTCAAGACTCAAATTCTCTTTAGCCACTAACTGCCTCGCACGATTCTTGCCTACTAAAGTAGCACACTGATTGCCTATCTTTTCGTTAAGGTCAATACCTCTCTGTGCGTTGTCGCTTGCCGCTTGTGGGTAGTCATCGAAAAACTCTTCTTTGCCAAAATAGACAAAGTCTCTTTCGATTGCAGGTGATGTCACAAGGGAAACAAAGTCTACACCCGTTTCGTCATCGGGATTAATCACAAGTCTGTATACGGGTAGCTCCATTATAGTAAAGTAAGGTTTTGTTAGAATTGGCTCAGACCTTCAGTTACACGTACTTTATCTTGTACGTTTGTGATGTCTCTTTCGGTTACGTAGATTCTGCGCACTTGGGTAAATTCGTCACCGCCTCCAGGTATTCTTGTAGTGGGTGCGTTAAATCGTGGAACGGCTGCTGCTGCTGCTCCACCACCACCACCACCCGAAAGTTGTGTACTTGGTGCAGGTGCTTTGATAATGTCGTAAGCACGCTTTGAGTTAGTCAAGATTGTAGTGGCAAGTGCAATGTATTTTGCGATACCGGCAAGACCACCCGTTGCGACGTTGTCGGGCGTTGGTGCTTGTGAGTTGGCTAATGCTCCGCTTAACGCCTTTGCTGTGTCCGCTGCAATGGATGCAAGTGCAAGGGCTTTACCTGCTTTGGTGTTTTGACCTACTATATTTATAAGTGCTTGTGCCAGTGCTTGTGAGTTATCAAATATTTCTTGCTCTAAAGCCGCAACCGCTTCTTTTCTTGCTTTGTCTTGCGCTGCTTCTTTGTCTTTTAGTTCAGTACGTCTACGCTCATTTTCTACTTCTTGAGCGTAAAAATTCTCAAATTCTTGATCTGCTAATTCTTGCCTTCTACGCTCGTTTTCTGCTTCTTGCGCATAGAAATTATTAAACTCTTCATCCGCTAATTCTTGACGCCTACGATCGTTTTCAACAATTTGCGCAATCTCCATCTCAAACTGTTCATCTGCTAACTTTTGAGCTTCTGCGGCTTTCTTTTCTGCATCCTCAGCAGCCTTTACGCTAAGTTCCTTTTTTTTGTTGTTAGCGTTTATATCTCTGTTTAGTTCAAGCTTGGTAACTTTGTCAGAAATTTTATTATACTCTTCAAGTGCTTTTGCTCTTTCTGCTTGCGTTTTATTATCGTCAGCATAAATTAGTCGTAACTCGTCACGTCTTTCTTTAGCAAGTTTAATTTCAAGAGCTGATACTTGTTCTGCGCTTTTGCCTCTTTTTTGCGCTTGTAATAATTGAAATTCAGTTGCGCTTTCGTATGCACGAGTTTCTGCATTAATAGACTCTACGCCTTCGGTTTCTCTTGTTTTTGCTAATTCAAGCTCTTTATCAATTGTTTCGTCAAGTGCATCGTTATACTTTCCAATTTGGTCTATAGCTACGGCAATGGCAATAACTAAAGCACCAATACCCGTAGCCATAATTGCACCTCTTAAAGTAGTAAATGCTGCAACTAATTGAGTTTTAATTGCTCCTGCCATGCTTGTAATAACAGGCAAAAACTCTTTAAAGTCTTTAATACCTTGAGATAAAGACATTGCGCTCTGCACTTGCAAAAGGGTTTTTTCAAGTTCTTTGTTTTCCGTACCAAATAAACCTGCAACACCAACTGCAATCTGCATACCTGCAACTACTCCTTGCGTTGCTTTTGTCAAATTACCTACACCATTTGCATTGTCACCGATTGCTTTTTGCAAATCGTTCATTTGCTTCTTGTAGTTACCTGCGGTCTTGATTGCGGTTTGAGTCCGCTCATCATTTAAACCATAAGTACCTGCAAGTTTTTTGGCTTCTTGTTCGGTTTGTTTTACTGCCTCACTTAAATTTGTAAAGTCGGTAGCTGCCTTTGCAACTTTTTCTTCTCCGGGAAAGTTAACCGGTATACTGATTGCTTCTACTATTGCCATGTTTTAGTGTCCTTCTGATAAAATCCAATATTGAGTGCCATCGCTTACTACTTGGTCGTAGCCGTTTTTAGCGTTTTCCGTGCGTGATGTTGCATCGTCAATTAAGATGCTGCCATCACCTGAGTTGATTGTTACGTTGTGAGATGCTGAGGTTTTTTTCACCACGTAGACCTTGCCTTTATTCGCTGCCGTAGGAGTTGGTAAAGTAACCGTGATAGAACCGCTCGCAGTGTTGCATAAAATAAGCCAATCGTCATAGGTGGGTAAATATGGTGAGTCTGCATTTGTAATTGTTACTATTTTGCCGCTGCCTAACCAAGCACCGACAACAGGGTAGTTTTCAACGTACACCCTATCTCCTTCGGGTACTTCAAAGTTATTGCAGTGCAGCGTTGTGACGTTGTCAAAGCCTACTATCGATACGGCATTGCCTGCAAAGATGGTGTTGTACTTTCCGAAGTTGGTATTGCCCGTTCCCATCATGACAGCACCGTCACTATTTCCTTTGTTGTCACCCGTGTCTAAACCACCGCCTGTGGTTCTTGGATTTTTTACCGGTGGCTCTCCGTCTAAAGTGTAAAAGTCAGGGTTTACAGGGTTGTCAAAATCTTGACCGCCTACGCCTAATGGTTTTTTATTTGATTTGCTCGGTGGGTAATAACCGGCAAGTAAAAACTCACACTCTGTTAGTCCTTCTTGCGTCGGGTTAAAGTCAATGACCTTGTTAAGTCTCCAATATTGCCCCTCAAAAAAGTACAAAGAATTAAATCGAATATTTGCAAATTCGTTAGGTGTGATTCTAAAGTACCCACGAAACAACTTGCTATTCTTGTCTATGATTTCAGCAATGGTTTTGTAGTAGTAGACGTTAACAAGATTCTGATTTGAGTAGTTAAACCCTAAAGGTACATAAGAAGAAGGCGGCATACCGAAGGACAAATCAAACTGCATATTGTATGGGTCATCCATGTGCAGCGATTTAGGGTAAAATTCTAAATTGGGATTTGCAGGTTTTGTTTCGTCGTAGAAAAAGTAAGACGGTACCTGGTGCAGTCCATTGTAGTAAAGTATGCGAAGGTCATCCGTATGCTTGCCTGCGTCATCTGATGCCAAGCTAAAGAACTTGTTTTGATCGTGATAAAGTGTAGTAGATGCAAATGCCACCTCTACCTTTTTCTCACTCTTTACAAAGTCGTTATCAATTCGCAATATTCGGTCACCATAAACTCTACCTGTATTTTGTTTATGTCGCTTGCTGCCGTAGTCAGTACCTTCAGTATAGGTAAATACATAGGGATTGTTTTGCAACTCACCCATCGGTGCAATTTTATGCGGTTGGTCGTAATCAAGCAGTTTGCTCCAATCTTTGTTAGTGCCATCATAGAACTCGTCACGGGTAACAAATCGCAATGTCTTTGCTTCTGTCTGCTCAATATACAAATTAAACATTTTGACCAACGACAATAAGAAGTCTTTTTGCGTGTTTTTATCTCCAAAGAAGAAACCAAAATCAACGGTCTCGTTGTATACTATACTTGACGCACTTGCACCGTTGTAAAAATAAGTGTCAGAAGATATTTGCAGTGTTCCAAATCCTACTCCTATTCTTTGTACAGAGCCTCCAATAGTAGCCAAATAAGTAAAATTGCGAATCTCAAATTTCACCACGTCTCCTGCATTAACAGTAACGGGAAAAATTAAAGGCTGTGAAAATCCCCAAGATGAGGCATTGACGTTGTCACTGTGCGGATATTGGAAATCTCTGACTACACCATTGATGACAAGATTAGTTCTCATCTGTATAAATTGAGGAGACGACAAAGGTGTTGTTATCGTAAAGGTTGCATTTGGCGCAAGATAAAACGTGTATTTTCCGCCTACAGGTACGGTGTATTCAGAAGTAGTTGTATTGTAATTGCCGCCGTTGTCAAAGTTACCGCTTGCAGAGTCATTGGTAAATCTAACGGTGAAATCAGTTGTACCACTTGTAAAGGTTTGCCCTGAGCTTTGCGCTTGAAACAATCTATCTGTTACACCACTTGCGCTACTATTTAACCCTGTGTTTGCAAAGGGAACTATTAAGCGTTTGAATCGGTCAGACGTAAAGAAAGAATCGTCAGTATACTTGTACCCTTTGTTTGCAAATATCTTGTCTACGATAGTTTTAGCATAGAGTGCAGGTGTATGGTCATCCGCTTTCCATTCGTTGATGTCGGTGTTTAATATCGTGCGTTTGGGCAGCACTTGAGTCCATACGTAGCCGTTACCATAGGCAAAGCTGACATCACTGCCGTTGACTTGTATTTTGTTATCCCACGAATCTTTGATATTTAAAATATTGCAAGTATGGTTGTATTCGCTAAAATCCAACTCATTTAGTTTGGCATTCTCAAGGTCGGTGAACAAATTAGCCGCCTCTCCATGTATCGTGCAATTGTATTCTATGCGCCCATCATTGATCACGATTTCGGTCATCCTAATGAATCCCGTTATCTGCGGCATCCCATCCACTAAAAGTGTACAGTCGGCTTTTTTGTTGGGGTTAAAGTCGGGATTAAATTGACCGCTGCCGGTGATGTCGTTTGCAACGTCAAAGATGTGATTGAACGCTTTGTTGTTATTTGCGGTACCTGGTATTGTTATCGTCTTGCTGAAGTCAGAACTACGGGTTTCAGGGTTGCGGATATCAGCAATGGTCTTATTTAAGGCAATGTCAACACCTTCGCCTAAATCAATTGCGCTGCCCTTTATTATTAACTCTATCATAGTGCTTGCGCTTTGTCAATAAATGAATGCTCAACCTCTAAAGTCAGATTGAAAACCTTGTCATTGATGTGATACTTCTGCTCATACTCGGATGTCCTCACGTTAATGGGAATTAATTGGGTGTCAAACATCCAAACCCGTGGGCTGTTGATTAATTGCTTGAGCCACTGCGCTTCCTCTTCGGTAATAAAGTTAGAGTTTAGAGTTGTTACCTGCGTCATCTCGTTGTAGTAGTCGCTCTTGCTGTGTTCAAGTCTATTATAAGCGTACGTGCCGGTACTATTATTTAGTGCGTAAGGGTTCTTTCTAAACGTGTTTTTTGCACTTGTGAAGTTGTCACGCCTCACTCGGTCAAATCGGAAACTCTCAACTGCTCCGTACTTGTTTAAAAAGAAAACATCAACATGATCGTATTTCGAACAACGGTCATCTATTATAATTGTAAACACTGAACCAACTGTATTGCCACCGCTACCTTTTGGCGTTATGGTGTACGATGTCGTGCCGCTTGGTATACCACCTGGTATGTTTGCTCCGATTGGAAATCGTGTTATATCCGCAGCTGCTGCGGTGACTGTTCCCGATGCCCCTGTACTAAAGTCAATTTGTAGACTTGCGATTGCAGAGTTGTGTAATGCGTAGAGCCAATCCTTTTGGTCGCTGTGAATACGCTTTGAGGTTAACTCAGTGAGAAAGTTTGCAGTGCTACCGCTTGCCATTAGGTACTCACTTTGTTGGTAGGTCAAAAACTCTAAAGGATGCAGTGCAGCGTTCCAAACCTTGTTACCGCTTACGGTGGTTATTCCGGTGCTTACTTGGATGTCAGAAGTCGCACCAGTGCTGTATTCGTAGCCAAATGCCAAGTTATAAGCTTGCACACTTTCCGAACATCCGCTTGCGGCAGTATCGTCATAATTCCAATTGTAAGTCGTATAGGATGAAAGCACTTTAGAGATGTTGAACACACCCCTTGACGTACTTGCAAAATGAATCGGAACTTTTAAACGGGTAAGCAATGCACCGCTTGTATTCTTGACATCGCAAAGAAATTTGAAATTAAAGTTACTTGTGATACCGGTGCTTGATTCGGTAACTACCCAAATATTATCGTTGTTGCTCGGTTGGTATGTGCCGCTGACTTGATGTGATGCCGTTAGTGCCATTACTTATAAATAAGATAAATTGCTTTGTGACCTTTTTAGAGCATTTCGTTTAAGCAAGCGCAGACATAAGACTCAAAGCCCTTTGATGCTGCACTCTCTAAACGCTTGTTTCGTTGCTTGGTGATAGTCGTGTGAAAGGCTAACGTGTTCAGAAATTCTACGATAGGCA